AAGAGGTATGCCGTGGCAGGAGTTCGTGCTCAAGGACATGCTTACTGTAGACAAGAAAGGCATGTGGGTTCGTAAAACAAACCTTATTTTGGTAGCCCGGCAAAACGGTAAAACTCACCTAGCGCGTATGCTGATCCTTGCACACTTGATTAAGTGGAATACCAATGTCCTTATTATGAGCTCAAACAGAAGCATGGCTTTAGACACTTTCAGACAAGTAACTAGCCTATTGGAGACCAATGACCACCTTAAAGGATTCGTTAAACAAATCAGACACGCTAACGGAACTGAGAGCATTGAGATGCTATCTGGAGCAAGGCTTGATGTCGTTGCAGCAACTCGAGACGGCTCTCGCGGTCGAAGCGTCAATGGATTGCTCTACATCGATGAAGTCCGAGAGATCACAGAAGATGGATTTAGAGCTGCTACTCCGACAACTAGAGCGCACCCAAATTCTCAGACATTACTCACAAGTAATGCTGGAGATGCGTTCTCAACTGTACTTAATGACTTACGAGAGCGCGCCATAGATTATCCGCCTAAGTCCTTTGGTTTCTATGAATACTCAGCACCCCAATATTGCAAGATAACTGATCGTGCTGCATGGGCAATGGCTAACCCTTCTCTGGGTTACACCATCACAGAAGAAGCTATTGAAGAAGCGATAGCCACATCACCGATTGAAAACACGCGTACAGAGACCCTTTGCCAATGGATCGACTCGCTGTCTAGCCCTTGGCCGCATGGCATACTTGAAGAAACATCCGATAGCACGCTAGAAATGTCCGTAGGGGCGTATACTGTATTTGGTTTCGATGTCAGTCCGTCACGCAGGAACGGATCATTAGTCGCTGGACAACTTCTTCCAGATGGACGGATTGGCATCGGGATCTTAGAGACTTATAGCTCTCAGGTTGCTATCGATGAACTAAAGATGGCGGCCAGTATAAAGGCTTGGTGTGACATCTATAAGCCGCGCCTTGTCTGCTTTGACAAGTACGCTACACAGACCATCGCAGATCGCCTGACGAATTCGGGCGTAGTTTGTGAGGATGTATCAGGCCAGCAATTTTATAAGGCCTGCGGTGACTTGCTAGAAGGTTTAGTCAATCACCGAGTAGTGCACAATGGCCAAGCCGAGTTTATCCAGCAGATGAATAACTGCGCAGCTAAGGTCAATGACAGCGCATGGAGAATTATTAAGCGAAAGTCAGCAGGTGACATCTCTGCACCTATCGGGATTGCTATGGCTGTATCCAAGCTCATGATCCCTCAACCTAAGCCACAAATTTATACTTAGACACGCCCTATCATATTGTCTAATTACTTGACAAGTGCTACCATTTATGTCTATGGGTAAAATACTGCAAGCCTTTGGTTTAGAATCTAAGCCACAATTACAAGCTCAGTCTGCACCTCAAGTGCTCGGTGAGTATTCACCTTATGCAATGCCATTTCAGACCGCTTTCATTGGTCGCACAGAGGCAATGTCAGTCCCAGCTCTTATGCGTTGCCGCAATCTACTTGCTGGCACAATTGGTGCAATTCCTTTAGAGCTTTATAAAAAATCCACTAATGAAGAATTAGGTTCGCCTGCATGGTTAGAACAACCTTCATATTCACAGCCACGATCAGTAACGATTGCGTGGACTGTTGACTCATTACTTCTATACGGGCAAGCCTTCTGGAAGGTCGTAGAGGTCTATCAAGAAGATGGCCGTCCATCTCGTTTCGAGTGGATTGCTAACAATCGAGTGACAATTACTTTAGATAGTACTAACACATATGTTCGCTCTTATGCTGTTGATGGTATTACATTACCGATGGACGGACTAGGTTCTCTTGTCACATTTCAATCACTAAGTGATGGCATTCTTACCACCGGCGCTTCGACAATTCGCGCAGCCATTGATGTACAAAAGGCAGCAGCAATCGCAGCAGCTACTCCAATGGCAACTGGTTACATTAAAAACACAGGTGCAGATTTAGATCCTAAAGAAGTTTCAGGATTGCTTGCTGCATGGCGTACTGCTCGCAACAATCGCTCAACTGCTTACTTAACTTCTACTCTTGAATATAACCCAGTCTCATTCTCACCTAAAGAAATGATGTACTCAGAAGCAATCTTTAATCTTGCAACAGAGATTGCTCGTCTATGCAATGTACCTGCTTACTACGTTTCAGCAGATCAGAATAACTCTATGACTTATGCAAACGTGCAAGATGAGCGCAAGCAATTCTTAACATTATCTTTACAGCCATTCATTACAGCGATTGAAGATCGCTTGTCTATGGATGACATTACAGCCCGTGGCAATGTAGTGAAGTTTGACATTGATAAAAACTTCCTACGTACTGATCCACTTCAAGAATTGGCAGTCATTGAAAAACTGCTAACGCTTAACCTGATTACCCCAGAACAAGCGATGGAAATGACTGATCTAACACCTAACGGAAATAATGGTCTAGTATGAATCAAGTAATTACTTTCTCTGCTGATCTAACAGCAGACTCAGCAAGCCGAACAGTATCAGGCAAGATTGTGCCTCTTAATGTTGAGGCAGGATCGACAAACATGGGCAAAGTTATCTTTGCTTCTGGATCTATTGCTATTGAAGATCCTAAGTCAATAAAGCTTTTAAGTCAGCATGACGCCAAGAAACCTTTGGGAAGAATGGTCTCATTTAGCGAGTCAGACAATTCTATCGACGCTGTATTCTCAATCAGTCGCTCTCAGCGCGGTACAGAAGCTCTAATCCTTGCAGAAGAAGGATTGCAATCAGGTTTATCAATCGGTGCAGAAGTCCTAAAGTCAAAGATCAAGGACGGCGTTACATACGTATCTGCTGCACGTCTAGTCGAAGTAAGTTTAGTAACCGAGCCAGCATTTAAGTCTGCTCAGGTTACTGATATTGCAGCAGAAGAATCTGCTGTAGAAGAAACAATCCAACCAACAGAAAGCGAGACAGCCACCGTGGAAGAAACCACTCCAGCAGTCGAAGCAACACCAGTTGAGGCTCCAGCGGTTGAAGCTGCTCGTCCAACTGTTTCAGCAGCATACTACACAAAGCCACGCATTGAGATCACAGCAGCTAAGTATGCAGAAAACACAATCCGTGCGGCACTAGGTGATGAGTCAGCTCGTCAGTACCTACTAGCAGCAGATAACACAACAGATAACGCTGGTCTAGTACCAACACGCCAACTATCTGAAATTATCAACCCACTCGGAACAACAATCCGTCCATCAATCGATGCAATCTCACGCGGTGCATTGCCAGATGCAGGTATGACATTCGAGATCCCAAAGATTACACAGATGCCTACAGTTGGTGAAGTTGCAGAAGATGCAGCTTTTACAGAGCAAGATCAGAACTCAGCATTCTTGTCAGTATCTGTTAAGAAGTACGCTGGACAACAGACATTCTCTGTCGAATTGCTAGATCGTACATCTCCAGCATTCTTTGACGAGCTAGTGCGCAACATGGCAGCAGCTTACGCAAAGACAACAAACGCAGCAGTAAATGCAGCACTTATCGCAGGTGCAACACTAGACGGCACAACCACAGCAACATACCCAACAGCAGCAGAGTTGCTTGGTGTAGTTGCTCGCGGTTCAGCTTCTGTCTATGCAGCAACAGCAGGACTTCCAAATCCATTCGCTCGCAACATGGTCGTTTCAACAGGACAATGGTCAAACATCATGTCTCTAAACGATGCAGGACGCCCAATCTACACAGCATCACAGCCAATGAACGCAGGCGGAGCAGTTGCACCAACATCATTGACAGGTAACGTTGCAGGACTCAACCTTTATGTTGATCCAACAAACGCTGGCGATGGCGATGGAACAATCCTCATCGTGAACCCAGATGCTTACACATGGTACGAATCACCAACATACCGCCTACGCGCTGAATCAACAGCAGCAGGTCAGGTAACAATCGGTTATTACGGCTTCGGCGCAATCGCAACTAAGGTTGCAGCAGGCGCATTCAAGAACAACAAGCAGTAATAACAAACTAAGTCGCTCTAGGGGGTCAGTAGCCCTCTGATCCCCTAGAGTCTTTAGAAAGGACAAGGAATGGCACTCACAACAGTCGCAGAGCTTCGATCAACACTCGGAGTCGGTACGCTGTACCCAGATGCCACCTTGCAGGAAGTGTGCGATGCCACCGATGCAGTCCTACTTCCTATGCTATGGGCTAACACTAATTTTTCTATTGCTCATTCAAACGTTGGCACAGTCGGCACAATGTACTTCGACCAGAATGTTGAACAGACCTACTATGTCGGTCAGAGCGTAGTAATTACAAACGCTGGTTCACATTTTAACGGCAATAAGACAATTACAGGCGTAAGCGGTCGCACTTTTACAGTTACGACAAACCATGTAACAGACACGCCTTACCATCCTTTTAATCCTTTCGCTACTGTCACAGCTTCTACTTATGTGGACTGGGCAGAAGATAAAGCAATCCAGCAAGCAGCTTTGATGATATCTGTTGAAATCTGGCAAGCGCGAACCGCTACCCTTTCAGGTTCTAACGCTGTCGATTTCCAGCCAAGCCCTTACCGAATGAGCGCGCAGCTTCTCGCTAAGGTGCGAGGATTAATCGCGCATGCACTAGACCCTCGCTCAATGGTGGGCTAATGCCAGTTGCAATCACTACTCTCCGAACCACATTAGCAACGGCTCTAGTCGATAACGCTAAGTGGCAGACTTTTGCCTTTCCACCGGCAACAGTCCTTGCTAATTCTGTCATTGTGTCTCCAGATGATCCTTATTTGACACCAAACAACAATCAGCACATTACCATTAGCCCAATGGCTAACTTTAAAATTATTATGACTGTTCCTTTGTTTGATAATGAAGGCAACCTAAACGGCATAGAAGATACTGTTTGCAGCGTGTTCGCAAAGCTCGCAGCATCATCTTTGACCTATAATGTAGGCGCGATAAGCGCACCAAGTATTCTCAACGCGGCTTCTGGAGAGTTGCTGTCGTGTGAGATGTCCGTATCAATCCTTACGAGTTGGAGTTAAAATGTCCGAGTGGGAAAAAGAGAACGAAGCCTTCCTGAAGAAAATCGGGCAGGTAGCACCAACAGCACCAAAGCCAGCAACTACTAAGAAGGACGAGGAATAATCTCATGGCTGTATTTCTGAATAACAATGTAGGTGTGAAGATTAACTCAGTCGATCTTTCAGACCATGTAACAGCAGTAACAATCAACCGCGTATTTGATGAGCTAGAAGTTACCGCAATGGGTGACTCATCTCATAAGTTCGTCAAGGGTCTAGAGTCATCAACTGTGACAATCGACTTTCTAAACGACACAGCATCTGCAAACGTATTGGCAACATTACAGGCTGCATGGGGAACCACAGTAACCGCTGTATTCCTACAGACAAAGGGAACAGTAGTATCTGCTACAAACCCTCTGTACACAGTCTCACTTCTAGTCAATAACACAACAGACATCAACGGTGCTGTTGGCGATATTGGCACACAGTCAATTACCTTTACTGCTAACTCAACTGTTGCAGTAGCCACAACAGGCACATTCTAATCAATTAAACAAAGGGGCAAACTCATGGCAAAACTAAAGATAGTTCGTACAGATGGAAGCGTATTAGAAGGCGAAATCACTCCAGCCGTGGAGTACTCGTTCGAGCAGTACGCTAAAAAGGGCTTTCATAAGGCGTTCCGCGATGAAGAAAAGCAGAGCGATGTCTATTGGTTAGCATGGGAAGTAACACGCAGAGCAGGTGAATCTGTTAAGCCTTTCGGGATTGACTTTATCGAGACACTTAAGAGTGTTGAGGTATTAGACTCAGACCCTTTAGCTTAAAGCGCGATCTTCCGTTCACCTATCTAATCGCTAGGCTAAGCATTAGATTGGGAATCGCGCCACAGCAGTTATTAGATCTAGACAAGATCATGCTCGATGCATTAGTGCAAGGGCTTAAAGATGAAGCGAAAGAGGTGAGCGATGCCAACAGAGGTAGTAGGCGCGGTCGCCCTTAGAAAAGCTTTAAACACTTATGCACCAGATCTAGCGAAAGAATTGACCAAGGAACTTGGCGCAGTACTAAAGCCTGTTACTAACGAGGCTCGGTCTTATGTGCCACTGGCATCACCTATGTCTGGTTGGACTAAGCGCGAGACATCTAAGGGTGCTCGCTTTCCTAAGTATGATGCAGCTGAAATTAGAAGGGGAATTGTCTATAAGACAACTCCATCAAAGCCGAATAAGGCTGGCTTTGTTAATGCTGTACGCATCCAGAATAAATCTATGACAGGTGCAATCTTTGAGACTGCTGGTCGTAAGAATGGACAAGGACAGGATTGGGTCGGCCCTAGCGCAGGCGGTACATCTAAAGGTGTATCTCGCTCGGTTAATCCTTATGCTGGCAATCAGTTTATTTCTAATCTTGGTCAGTTATATGGCACTAAGCGTGGTGGCGATCATCGTATGATGGGTCGCTTAATCTTTAGAGCATGGGAAAAGACTCAAGGTCGAGCCAATGCAGCAGTCTTTAAGTCAATTGAAAACACCACAGCTAAGTTCAATCGTAGAACAGCTATAGTAGATGTACGGAGAGCAGCATGAGTAATGTAGCCATTAACATTGCCGCGGAGTTCACAGGCAAGCCAGCATTTAAGAAAGCAGAGACAAGCGTAGATCGCTTAGAAAAGCGCACTAAAAATCTTGGCAAAACCCTTACTCGTACATTTGGCACAGCGGCAGTCCTTGCTTTCGGTCGCGCATCCGTCAAAGCGTTCGCAGAAGATGACAAGGCAGCAACCTCATTAGGTCAGACTTTAAAGAATCTTAATCTTGCTTATGGCGCAAATATTGGCACAGTCAATGGATACATTTCGCGCCTTGAAATGCAAACAGGTGTGCTCGATGATGAACTTCGTCCAGCAATGGATCGCTTGCTTCGTGCAACTGGCGATGTAACTAAGTCACAGGAATTGCTTTCACTTGCTCTAGACATTAGTGCGGGCACAGGTAAAAGCGTTACTCAGGTCTCACAAAGTTTACAAAAAGCACTATTGGGTCAGACTCAGGCACTTGGTCGCTTAGGTGTAGGACTGTCCAGAGCTGAGTTGTCATCTGGTGACTTTGAAGCAATCCAGAAACGATTAACAGAGTTATTCGCAGGACAAGCAACTGCTGCAGCAGAGACTTTCGCTGGTCAATTAGACAAAATGACAATTGCTGCAAACAATGCCAAAGAGACAATTGGTAAAGGTCTTTACGATGCAATTACTGCCCTTGGTGGCGGTGGAACAACAGCAGCAACAGATAACATAGACAAACTTGCTAAAGGTATAGCAGACACTTTAAAAAACACTGGCGAGTTTATTGCAAGACTTGAAAAGTTAAAGCCTGTTTTAATTGCAGTCGGTGTAGTTGCAGCTGCTGCCTTCTTGCCGCTTACTACTGCAATCACAGCAGCAATCTTATTGATGGCAAGTCTTAACAAAGAAATCAACAAAATGTCTTTCCAAAAGGGAGTGATCCCCGGAGGCATGGGTAATATCTCTATGACTGTATCTGGTCAAGTTGATAACAGAAACCTTAAGAATCAAAAAGCCATTACAAAGCTCACTAAAGAGCAAGCTGCTAACCAAGCCAAGATCCTTAAAGATAAGAGACTTCAAAACGCAATCGACAAGGCTAACCTTGCCCTTAATAAGGGTGAAGAAATCTTCGACCTAGATAAGATCCAAATCGCAGCAGCCCTTACTAATCAGGCAGAGCAACTAGGCAAGGCAACATCCAGTGCACAAGTGCTACAAATTGCCAACGATACAGCGCGCCTCAATGTCAAGAAATCTATTCTTGAGCTGGAAGATGCTATTGCTGCTAAGGATGAAGCAGCCATTATCGCTGCAACGGCTAAACTCAATGCAGATCTAAAGGTGCTTGGCGCACTAGGAATGCAGAATGTGAAGCTTCAAGATATCAAATCAATCCTTGATAGTCTACAGCCAAAAGATCTAATCAATATTGCCAACTTAGAATCGGCTTTGGCTTTATTACGCCAAATCAATCTTGCTTCTACTAATACAACTAAACCGCCCACTTCTGTTAGCACAACATCCGCTGCAACCGCTGCGGCAGCAGCAACAGCGGCAATCGCGGCCGCAGGATTTCACCCAAGCGCATTAGCAGCCCAAGAAAGTGGATCGATTGGAGCAGCATCTATTGCTGCACAAATGAAAGCGGCAGAAGCCGCAGCGGCTGCTGTGCGTGCAACTAACACACCATTTGGCGAAGGTGGAATGTTTAACTTAGAAGATGTTGCACGTTCATCCTTGCTGCAAGGTCTAGCAGGCGGAGCAGGCGTATCAGGTGCGGTAAGCGGTTCGCGCTATGCAGCGCAAGCGGCTAACGCCTATAACATTACAATTAACACAGGCGTGGGAGATCCTAACGCTATCGCAGAGGCTATCGACAATGTACTCCGCGAAGCACGAGACAGAGGGACACTAACAATCGCATGACATGGCTTCCAGAATGGCGTGTGACAGTAGGTGATGATGTCTATACGACAGTCACCTCTGTTTCTTTTGCATCTGGTCGCTTAGACATTGACAGACAATGCACAGCAGGTTACTGCCAAGTGCAAATTATCAATGCTGACAATTCACCCTTTACTATCAATGTCACAGAGCCAATTACTTTAGAGCTGAAAAACAGCACAGGGACTTATGTCACAGTCTTTGGCGGAGAAGTCTCAGACTTTAACATTGGTGTTCGTAGCCCTGAAGAAACTGGCTACATCACTACAGGCACAATTCTAGGCATTGGCTCATTAGCCCGTCTGACTAAGGCTATCTATAACACATCTCTTTCAGAAGGTTTAGACGGCGCACAGATTTCAGCCATCCTAGGCAATGCTCTTAACCTTAACTGGAATAAAATTACTCCAACTGTGACATGGGACACATACCCAGCAACTACAACATGGAATGATGCCGAGACTTTTATTGGCACGATTGACTCAGGTTTTTACACAATGATCTCAGTTGCAGCTAGTGCAACAGCTAAGAGCCAAACACTTGCAGACCAGATTGCTACCAGCGCGTTGGGTCAAATTTACGAGGAAAAGAATGGGGATGTCTCATATGCCGATGCCGATCACAGGTCTAACGATCTCGCAGCAAATGGCTTTACTTTCCTTGATGCCGCTTATGCAACACCAACCTCTATCACTTCCTCAATTCAGACTAGCCGCATCCGTAACAGCCTTATCTACAGATATGCAACAGGATACGGATCAACCTACAGCACGTCAGACGCGGACTCTATAGCCTCTTACGGGCTTTTTGAGCGGTCTCAGGACTCTAACATTAAAAACCTTGCAGACATCACGGATATTGCCACTAGAGAGCTCAATCTAAGGCGCAGTCCTAGAGAGCAGTTAGGTGTTATTACTTTCCGCCTAGACAATCCAAACATGCCGCCGGCAATGCTTGATGCCCTTATCGCTGTCTATTTTGGTGAGCCTGTCTCTATTAGCAACCTGCCTAGCAATTTACTCGGTGGCACATTTCAGGGCTTTGTTGAGAATGTCGCTTTAAGGGCAACGCCTAGTTTCGTAGACCTTACCCTTTACATTACAGCTACAGATTTATCTCTATCGACAACACAATGGGAAACAGTAATTCCTAGTTCACTAGCGTGGACGGGCGTAAATGGTACACTTATATGGAATAACGCGACGGGAGCATTAACTTAATGGCAACGACACCGAATTTTAACTGGGCAACCCCAGACAATACAGGATTGGTCAAGAATGGTGCGCTAGATATTCGCACGCTTGGCAATGCCATTGATTCATCTTTAGTCGATCTTAAAGGTGGCACTACTGGTCAAGTTCTTACTAAGGCATCCAACACAGACATGGACTTTTCATGGGTAGCAGATGCAACAGGAATCCCTGCAACTATCTTTGATGCTAAAGGCGACA